CGAAACGGGCGTCGATGATCTTGTAACCCTTGGCGCGAAGGTCGGCCTTGCGCTCTGGGGTGACGGGGTGCGGTTCGTAGATTATCTTCTCTTTTTCCATGACTGCTCCTCACTTAGGAGTGGCCGAGGAGTTGGTCCCCGGCCCTGGTTGGTTACTTGGAAGCGTCGCCCACTGCGATGACGCCAGCGGTGTGCTTGATGGAGGTCGCCACCTTGTCCCAGTTTGCACCGGACGCCAGTTCGGAGTCGGTCGGGGACTTGCCGCCGTTGGACTCGTCCCAGGTGTAGCCCTTGAGGGCCAGGCCGAAGGTGTAGTCCACCTGCATGGTGGTTTCGATGCGCTCTTTGCCGTTGCTGGTCTGCACGTTGGTGATGATGTCCTTTCCGTCATAGACGGTGGCTGCGCCGGAAACGAGGCCGAGGACCTTCTGCTTATTGGGGGTGCCGCTCTGGTAGAGGCTCGGAGCGTCCACGACCACGGAGGGCTTGCCCAGGATGTCCACGATGGTGACGTTGCCAGCCTGGAAAAGGTTCGTGGCGTTGGCCAGGTTGACCCCGATCAACTTGTGATAAACCTCGCCGGTCATGACGTTGCAGATGATGAGCCCGGAGTGGTCCCCGAACTTGGCATGGGCGCTGTTCAGGGCCACGTAGGACAGGCCCAGGGTGGCGGAAACGTCATTCTTGGCGTCGGTCTGGTTCTCGATGGCCGCGACCAGGGCTGCGATGGCCGTGAAAAGCTGATCCTTGAGCAGGGCCTCGGCGAAGTTGCGGGAAGCAACCTCGATGCCCTGGGCCGTGGGCCGCTGGAGCCAGGTCAACTGCGCGGGCTCGAAAAGGATCGGGCCGAAGCCGCCAGCGACCTTGACCCCGGACTTTTTGAGCTCGGCCAGGTTGGTGGCTGCCTGGGTGTTGTTGGCCGCGTAACGATCAACACGCCGCTGGGCGGAGTGGATGGCCTGGAAGAACGACTCCTGGTAGAAGTCGCCGTCAAAGCCTTCGGTCGTCAGGCGGATTGCGCCGTTGCTGGCCTGGTTGAATTTGTCCACCATGACGGCAAGCGTCTCGATGGTGGCGGGCATGATGTAATCGTTGAAAACCTGCATCTGCGTGAGAGCCATGGTTCAAACTCCTTATTTGTCGGGAAGGTTGGGGAACTTCTGCTTGATGGCTGCAACGCGCTCTTGGCGGCTGCCGCCGAGTTCCGGTTTTGTGCCTGCTCCTCCTGTCCCCGAATTCGGGACCCCGGCCCCGGTGTCACCCGGAACCTTCAGGAGGCCTGGCTTTGCTTTGACAATCTCGGCGACACCATCTGCAACGGAGAGGACTTTTCCGCCCTCGCCCTTGAAGATGAGCTCGTCCCCTTCCCACTCAAGGCGGGTGGATACGAAGGTCTCGACGACATCACGATCTACGAATTCATGAGCCCCCAGTGCCTTGGAGAGGGTGGCCGTTTTTGTGACCTCCCGGTTCTGCGCGAAAAGGGCGTCCCGCTCCTTTGTTGCTGTCTCCAGGTCCCTTTCGAGCTTGCGGACCTTGGCCTCGAACTGCTTTGCCGCGTCGGCCTGGCCTTGAATGTTCAGGTCCTCGATTCCTTCCGGGGATTCGAGGCCGAGCTTTTCAAGGGCCTTGTCCTGCCACGACTTCAGTTCCTTGATGGTTGCGTCCTTCGCCTTGCGCCCATCGATGGATTCCTTCCTGGCTGCGTCCCGCTGCTCGGTAAGGTCCCCGACGAACTTGGAGAGCTCTTCAAACGTCGCGTCTTCGAGCCTTCCCTTCAGTTTTGTGATGTCCATGATGTCGCCCCTCAAAAAAGTTGATGATGAGGGTCGAATATCGGGAGCGGAGGGATGGCCCACCCTGGATTGGTTCAGGGTCGCGGGGCGGATTGGGGCGGATATTGGCACGGTATGAACTACCAAAACCGATTCAAATTCATCCGTCATGCACTGGAAGAGTCCGGGGGCTTTGACTCTACGGACGCGTCGAGCAATTCCTACCTGATTCGCTACCCCAGGGAGAGCCAGGACAAGTATGAGCGGCGGAAAGAGGTCGCTTGGTACGTGAACGACCTTCTGCCTGCCTGTTCCCGGTTTGCTGGACACCTGGCCTTGAGCCCTCCCGACAGGGACTTTCCGACGAGCGCGTATGAGGCCATGTCGAAGGATGTGGACGGCCAGGGCTCCCCGGTTGACGAGTTCTTCAAGGAGTTTGCCAAGCAGGCGAAGGCCTTCGGGTCCATGCTGCTGCTGGTGGATGGCCCCACGGAAGCCGCGACCAATGAGGATGACCGGGTGCGCCGCAAGCTCTTTCCCCGATTCCGGGCGATCAGCCCCGACCGGGTGACCGAATACGAGCTTGGGGATGATGGGAAATTCACCTTCGTGACCTTCTCTGGCCGATGCATGCACGATGGCAAAATGGTTGACTGTGAGTGGACTTTCACGCGGACGGGATGGAAGGCTGTCGGGGTCAACGGTGGGGGGCTTCTGGCTTCCGGCTCTCATTCCCTGGGCGAGTGCCCGGTCCTGGTCTTCACCGAGTCTGGCCCCTTCCCCTGCTTTGGCCCCTTCTCTCAAATCGCGGCCCTTTCACGGCGGCTGTACAACCTGCACTCTGAGCTTGATGAGATCCTGCGGAGCCAGACGTTTTCCTTGCTGACCTACCAGGTGCCGCCCGACCAGGCCCATGCCTTCAAGGAGTCTGCCGGGAAGATCGCCGAGACTATCGGCACCCACAATATGCTGATGCACAACGGCGAACAGCCTGGCTTTATCGCGCCCCCTGAAGGGCCCGCGATGATCTACCTTCAGCGGATTGAAAAGCTGGAGCGGAAAATATCCGAAATCGCCATGAACGTTGAGATGCCCCAGGGCCAGGAGTCGGGCATCACGATGAAATATCGCTACCAGGCCTTGAACGCGGCCCTGGCGGATTTTGCTGGTCGGCTTGGGGATCTGGAAAGGCGAGCCTGGGATCTGGCCGCGCGGTGGTTCCGCCAGACTGCCAAGCCCGAGGCTGGCTACAAACAAAACTACATGCTGGCGGACATCATGGAAGAGATGTCTATCCTGCAGCAAATGCAGGCCGGGGCCATGCCCAGGCTGGTGGTGGCCGAGCAGATGAAGCGGATCGTGTCCATCCAGTTTGGTGGCCTGGACCAGGACCGCCTGGACGAGATCACGGCCGAAATTGACGAATATGAGCTTGAAGTCGATCCCGACCCTGAAGATAAAGCCGCCGATGAAGGCGATGAGGAGTAACCCATGCCGATGTTGAACGACCGCGTTTATGATTTTGGACTGAACGTCCTCGATACTGAGGCTAACGCCCTGCACATTTGCAACCTGGAGCCGTCCACCTATGCGTCGGCTACGGGTGCCAACTCCCTGGGCTCCAAAGCCCTGGCCGCTGGTGGGATCGGTGCCCCTGGTGCTGGATCTCCCAACGGGCGAAAGGTGACCGTGGCCTCGATCTCCGATGGGTCGATAACTGTGTCCGGGACTGCCTCTCACTATGCCATCGTTGACACGGTAAACTCCAGACTCCTGGCTGCTGGCCCCCTGGCCGCGAACCAGGCCGTGACCTCTGGCAATCCGTTCACCCTGGCTGCCTTCGATATTCGCATCCCGGCCCCGGCGTAAGGGCCTGACCCATGCCCATTGCGTTCGTAGGGTCCGCCGTAGGCGTTGGCACCGGAGCCAGCTACACCGTCAACTTGAATGGCACGTTGACGGGCGGCCTTGCGTCGTCTCCAGCCACTGGCGACATCGTCCTCGTCTTCACGGCCTTTGGGCACACGGCCAACGTCGCGCCAACAGTCTCAGGCAACAACAGTGGCGCATACACGGCGGCCACGGCGAACATCTACGGCAACGACACCTGGGACACAAACTTCCGGCCCCTCTATGCCGTCCAGGGCGCGGCTGTTGACAACCTGCTGACCATCACCCGTCAAAACACGACCACCTACGGCGGCGCAACTGTCGTCATGGTCTGGCGCGGCGTCGATGCAGACAATCCGATTGACGTGACCCCGACAACGGCTGCGCAGAACAACCCCAACTCGTGCCTGTTCAATGCCCCGGCCATAACCCCCGTGACCGAGGGTGCAGTCATCATCGCGGCTGGAGCGGGCACCATGCCCGCCACCTCCGTGGACTTCACGGGCATCAGTGGGATGGACAACTTCCGCACGGTGAAGGGTGACGGCTCGACCTCGGACACGGCGACCGCGGCTGCGTCTATCTTCTGGTCGGGCTCTGGAAGTTATGACCCTGCCGCTGTGGCTGGAGGCACCGTCAACGCCTCCTCTTCGTGGTCTGCGGCTTCTCTTGTTCTGCGGCCCGCTCCTCTGCCTGCACATGATTTGACCGCAAGTGAGTTGACCGCGGGCAGCCCTGTCTTGGGATCTCCTGCCCTGGGTCAAACGCATGGCCTGGCTGCGACGGAGCTCCTGGCCGGGGCCCCTGCTCTTGGGGCTCCGTCCTTGGGCCAGGTTCAGGTCCTGGCTGCGACCGGGATCTCTGCCGGGGCTCCGGTGCTTGGCTCCCCCTTGCTGGAGTCGAGTTCGGGCCACTCCCTGACCGCAACCGGAATCACTGCCGGGGCTCCGATCCTGGGATCTCCTGGCCTGGGCCAGACCCACCTTTTGAGCGCAACCGGGGTGACGGCTGGAGCCCCTGCCCTGGCTGCCCCGGCCCTCGGCCAAAGGCATGCCCTGACGGCCTCTGCGCTTGCTTCTGGGCTTCCTGTCCTGGGATCTACCGCACTGGGCCAGACACACGTTCTGGCGGCCTCTGGCGTGACCCTGGGATCTCCAGTCCTGGGGGCTCCGCCACTGTCCCAGGAGGTTGTCCACTTCCTCGATGCCGTGCCCCTGGTTACTGGCTCCCCGGTGCTTGGGGTTCCGGCCCTGGGGCAGGTTCACAACCTGGCCGCTGCTGGCCTGGTCGCTGGCGTCCCTGTGCTTGGTGCGCCGTCCCTGGGTCAAAGGCACGCGCTGACGGCCCTTGAGATCCTGGCCGGATCTCCCGACCTGGGGTTCGCCTCCCTGGGGCAGGCTCATGTTCTGCTGGCCCTTGGCTTTGCGACCGATCCTGCGGAGCTTGGGGCTCCTGCCTTGACCCTGGGCAGTCCCATTGCCGAGGAGGACATCCGGGGCTTTGTGGTGTCCAGGCCGCGGCTGGTGCTGGTCCGGGCTCCTGGCCGTGAAACCGTTTCCCTTGCCCCCAACCGAAAAAGGACTGTCACCTATGCTTGACCCCAAAACCCCGCGCGAGTCGTACCCGATTGAGTTTGACTTTTCCCGGCTCCTGGCCTCCATCACCTCGGCCTCTGTGACCGTGACCCTTTTGGCCGGAGTGGACGCGGCTCCGGGCTCGATCCTGTCCGGGCTTGCCCAAATCTCTGGCTCCAAGGTGTTCCAGAATCTTGTCGGTGGTGTTGACGGGGCCAAGTATGGCCTCCTCTGCCAGGCCTCTGACGGGACCAGGACCTTCGAGCTTGCTGACTCCATCGAAGTCCGGGAGCCGATGCCATGATCAAGGTCACGACGAAAAGCGTTGGCTCCAAGGAGTTCCTGGTCGATGAGCGGTTTGTGACCCCGATAATCAAGGACCTGGCCCAGGTGGTCTATGATGAGGCCCTGGACGGTGCCGATGACCACACGAAAACCGGGGCCCTGGTCCAAAGCCTTTTCAACCGGAAGACGCCCACGGGCCGCGCTGTTGGGCACGATACGATAAGG